CCTTCTACTGGTTTATCTAAAAATTCCAAGGTATTATCTTTTCTCTAGTAGAACTTAATCTAATCATGAAAAGAGCTCCATTTTCCCGTGCTGACCCACATAATTATACAGATTCTTAAACTGTCCTTTCCAAGAATATACAGATTCTATTCTAAATATTAAATTTTTTCTGATTCGGGTAGGCTATTATCAAAAACTATATCCAGATCCATTCCGTATGGATTCATCTCCTCCTGAGTTAGCGTAACTCCATATGGAAGATAGATAATAATTGGAGACGTAGTTTTGGGCCAAGATGATGCTGCCAAAAAAAGGGATTCCTTGTAGGTTAAGCTTCCCTGGTTTGTCGGAAATGAAGTGCTTCTAAAAACGATAGGGATTTTATTTGTTGCTGTTAAACCCGGCAAAAGATCCTTTACTGAAAAAAGACTTGGCTTATCATCATTAATTACGCAAAGGCGATTTTTTACAGATAGTGGCAGCGAATTATGGAATTCACAGAACTTTTCCATTATCCCCCTTCTGTCGCCCTGTGCGCTTCCGATGTGGATAATGACAGGGGACTCAAATCCAGAAGGCAATTTAAGAAGATCCATCATTCCTCCTATGAGCTTAATCTCAGATTTTGCCTTTTCTTCAGTCTGTGCATCAGTAGTCGAGAAGTAATTTCCCGTTTTCAGATAAAAGCCTATTCTAAATCCAAGGTCCTCTATAAAATAGTTCATTCTTTCAATTTCCGAATCCCCAGGAATAAAAGACTTTTCAAAGTCATAATCTGATATTTCAAAAATAAATGAAGTGTATCCAGCTGGAATAAGTCTCTTAATTTTATCACAGATCTCCCTAGTTAAATTCTCGGTTTTAATCCTAGATGGTTTTTCTAGTCTGATGATTATTCCGGTTTTCGTTTTTACTCCGTTATATACGTTTCCGAGCATTATATTCTTATACAATACTTTCTACTGAAAACGTGTAAAAATGTTTCTTTAAAGATGTTTAAATTCCTCTAGCGTCATTTTAGGCCATGATTCTATAACGCTAATCTGTGAAAGATTTGCTATTTTAATACCCTTTGCGATTAGTGCTTTACCCAACTCTGCATATTCCTCGTCTATAGACCTGGTATTTCTTGATAGAACGTGGTTCCCCGTTTTAGCAAAAAAATGATTTGGAGTGAAATCAACACCAACCAATCCTATCTTAGATGCGCCCAATTGGTACGCAATGATAACTCCCATGTATGGGGAATTCATAGTGTAATCCACCTTGCTCCTATCATCCAGATTAATTTTACCTTTAGATCCCAGTGTGATTTTAACCAGTGCATTTCTATTATCTAGGGTTCCCGGATCTATGTGGCTTAGAATAACCGGGGATTTCGATCTGGTAACCCATTCAAATCTCCCCCTCGCAAATGTTCTCTGGTGATTAACTACTACCAGATAATTTGGGGTCATTATTCTTTCAATATCATTAATTCCTACGACCAAAAAATCGGAGAAGTCTGAAAAGTTGTTGATAGATTCACCACATCCAGCCACGATAAACTCCTTACCTTTCTGTGAATTTATGTAATCTGGAGAAAAATTAGCTCCCAGATAGGTATTTATTTTTTGTGTCCTAATTCTCTCTGCAGATGAACTATACTCTTCCACATTTGTAGTATTTTGAGTTATCACCGGAATAGAGTCTTTTCGGTGGATTTGTGATGTAAGACCTTTAAATATTTCCCGGGATATTTGGATTTTTCTTCTTTTCTCTTCTATTCCCATTATTTGAAGCTGTTTAACATATTATAGACTTTTTCTCCATAAGTGTCCTTGGCTTCCCCGTATGAGATCTTATTTTTTTCCGGAAATTTCTGAATCAATATTCTATATGCGCCACTTTCGCTCTTGTTGTGTAGAGTGAAAATCGAAAGAAGATCCTTGATTATACTTTCCTGATCTGTCAATTCCGGGTGATTATAGAAAAAAATCTCTATTTCAGTAGCCTTAATCAGATCCTTTAATACTGAAGCATCACTAGGTTTAGACATATGAATACAATGATCATCCTTGATTTCAGTTTGATAATTTGGATCATCCTCGAGTTTAATGCTATATCCTGTTCCCATTGGTCCTAGGATTCTCCCGGATTCATCTTCCATTAATTCATCGTCTATATCTTTAGATTCCATGGACCCCCAGACTATTTTTCCCCCTGAGTATTTAGCACTCTGCGCGACTCTTTCCCCTGCTGTAATATTGGCGGTCATACCAGATTTGATGTTACCTGTGTCCCGATTGAATTCAACTGTTCCTGGAATTGCGGAATGAACTTTTTGTGTTTTAACACTTTTGATCATCAATAAATTATATTTTCCATCCTCCGAAATCCGAGTCCCTATAACTTCTCCAATGATCTTATTTTTAAGCCCTTTAACTTTGGCTTTTACAAAATCCCCAACCCTATATTCAGAATCCTTAACGTTTCTGGATGGATCCATTATAATGTCGTTGCTTATTGAAAGATCCCTATATGGATGGTAGTTTACTTTAAAAACCCCATTGGAGCTATTAAAAGATGAACCCGTTAATGTTTGGGAAAAATATTCATCTAGTCTTTTTATCATCTTATTTCTTGTTTTCGTAAGAATTTATCAGATCGTGGATTTTGGAAGCCAACTCATAGTTCTCTTCTTTAATTGCATTTTCCAGTCTGATGTTTAGATCATTCTGACCATCATCGGGATTGTCAGGACTTTTAGTTTTTTCTACCCTTTCTTGCGAAATCGCCATAACAGGCATAAAAAATATTTCCAAAACAGAATCCCTAATAGGAACATAAATTCTATCTTCTTCAGGTGCTTCATCATTTTCCACCTCGTCCGAGACGTCAATCTCCCATTCACCATTAACCCATGAAATGCTCCAAGGTCCATATGTCAGTTCAGGGAGGTCGTTTTCGATTGCATAATTAACAATTGACAACACCTCTTCTTTGATTGAATCGATGAATAATTTTTCACCTTTTTTCAGTTTTCTAACCCCTGGAATTTTAGTTGACTCTTCGCCAACACTTCTTTTCATTATCTTGTAGATCTTAAGAACAATCTCCCAATCCATAGAGTCTATTACTCTTTCTACTAAAATCTTATTTTTTGGATTCATATTTTTAATTTTTTATGAGTCTATATCATCAACAACAAGAGCTTCGGAATCTTCAAAGAATCTTAATCTTAGTTGCTGGCCAGTCGCCCCATTCTTTTTATATATGGTACATGAATAGTCCTGATACACGTGGGTAGCAAGTAAGAGATCTGTATTCATAACCGTGGATTCTGAGGTGTTATATTGAAAATCGTCTGCTATCTTGTTATTTTGAAAATCTGAATATATGGAATTGTCGTGAAAGTTTTCACCTATCCTATTATTACTGAATGTCCCGTATATCCTATTGTTGTATATTCCATCCCCAATGATGTTAAATGACATCTCATACTTAGTAAAATTTTCTCCAATTTCGCCAAATGTATTATTTCCGGTAAAACCCCCTAAATCATTAGCATATGCTAAACCTCTAAACACATTATTTGATAGAATAAAGTCCCCGAGGGCTAGAGAAAATATGGAGTAATTACCCAATTTATTATCCGCTGAAAGAAAAAGATTATTAAATGTTGTATACTCTTGGAATGTTCCAGCATTATTGTCAAATGGAAGTATATAGTCGCCCGTTGGTGTAGATGAATAATATACAAGGTTGGTTCCAGAGTATCCATAATTGTTTGAAACCAGTGTTAAGGATGTATTCGACGAAATTAATGAGACCTTAAATGTGAGGCCATCTATGATGATTACGTCACCATTTGAGAGCTCGGACGTAAATAAGGTTCCAGTTCCACTTAAAGCAGTCCCCGTAATATCAACGGTCCCCGTGAGAGTAGCATTCTGATTATATGCCTCATATCTGATAAATTCAACGGTTCTGTGGTCATAATCTGTTCTGTTACCCAAATCATCTATTCTCTCGGTAATCCTTCCTTTTGCCGGAGCTCCCATGACTTCTGTAGCATTAAAGAAAATATCATACTTCAACTTATCTGAAGGATGCACCAAAGACCATGCGTCCGGAGCTAATGTGCTCCCGCTGGTAGCTAATACACAAATGGGCTCCGTTGAAGAAGTTTTTGTTACAACAGAAGCTTTTGGAGTATATGTTGAATTCCCATCAAAAGTAAAATCCGGTTGGTCATAGATTGTTTGATAATCACTAATGATATACAATGTTCCCGCGGATAAGGAACCAGGACTGGAAGATATTGTGTTGTATAGCGAATTGTATGTTGTTATGATAACTCCACCTATACTTCCTGGACCAGTCATACCTATTGGACCTGTTGGACCTAGATTTCCGGATAGAGATACAATTGAAATTGAAGTCGATCCTGAGCCCTTAATTTCTATATTTCCCGATCCTATTGTATAATCAACATTAATCCAAAATCTATCTCCTGCATTTGCATCTACTATCGCGTTTGCAGCGATTACTTCATCTGAGTTGTAGGTATTTTTAGAGATTACAGAATTGTATCCTCTAAATCCGTTAACTAAAACAGGAGATATTATGTTCTTGTAAAGATCAGTTTGTATCTTGGACTCTCCACCAACAATGGAATGAGATACTGAAACTCGATATGATATTAGATATCTTCCAGCTTGAAGAATCTCTACATATGTTCCAGTTTGACCAGCGTTTGCGAAGCTTCCATATGTGTAATAGGACGCATCTGAAATAGGAAATGTATCCAGTAGGACTGGTGCGGTTGATCCTGAAGACAGGGCAGGCTGAGATCCTGCTCTGTACCCATTGAATGAATTGAGAATAGTTGGTATTCCCGCGGGTCCAGTTGCACCAGTAGGCCCAGTGTCTCCATTTATCCCGGTTGGACCTGTTGCCCCTATTGGGCCAACATCTCCTGTTGCTCCGGATGGCCCAGTATCTCCAGTGACCCCAGTAGCACCAGTTACGCCAGTAGCCCCCGTTGGACCAAAAATTGTGTATCCCGCATAAACCCAGGAAGATGTACCGGAATTCCATTGATAAACTTTTCCGTCATTTCCGTCGATGTATAAATCCCCATTTATTCCAGTAAAAACAGGAAGACCGAATCCTGTGTATATGCCAGGTCCATTATTACCTGTTGGTCCAGTTGGGCCTGTTGCTCCAAATCCGGTTGCCCCCGTTGGTCCTATAACCCCAGTTGCTCCAGTTTCTCCCCGAGCACCAGTAGGTCCTGTTCTTCCTGTTGGACCGGTTGCTCCCATGGATCCTATGGATCCTATAGGTCCTTGTGCACCAGTTGGCCCTGTTGATCCAGTCAATCCCGTTGCACCTGTTGCTCCTATTGCTCCTGTTGCCCCTACTGCACCAGCTGCACCAGCTGCCCCAGTAGGTCCAGTGTCTCCTATTGAACCGGTACTCCCTGTTGGCCCCGTTGGTCCACCAGCAGGCCCAGTAGGCCCTATCAAACCAGTAGCTCCCGTTGCTCCATTAGATCCGGTTGTTCCTGATAAAAATGACACCCAGGCGTCAAAACCATCAATTCCCCCGGAAAGAGATCCTGAAGATGGAGTAGTTGAAACTGTTCCCGTAATAGTAACCAAATGTGAGTTAGCAGATGAACCATATCCAGCATTTGCTATGATAGTAATTGTGTTTAGAGAACATGAAGCTGAACATGGCATTGAGATATTTTTTAAAATATCTGCTACTAATAATTCTGCTGTTGTGACATTATCTATTGTCCATGAAGCTGTACCTGCGAGAACTGGGCCTCCCCCATTATTATAGAATACTGAAATTGTTTGTCCTGTGGTCCCACCTGCATTAATGTCAAACTGGAACGTAGCCTGTGACTCTCCGAAATTCAGATATCCCTGATAGTCATTTCCAGTGAATCTGACCTGACCGACGATTCCCGGCTCTAAAGTCGGAAGTGGAGCTGTTCTATCCTCTATGAGTCTTAATCTACCACCAGAATTTTTATTGCCAACTACTGCGTGTCTACCAATGAATATATCATTGACCAGATTTATTCCAGAAGCTAATATTTCACCATTATCTCCTTTTATCTCTATAGCGGGAATCCCTGAAACTGGGAGATTAATAAGGTTGGCTTTGATGATATTGGTATTGATTCTTCCTGTTGGAAAATTCAATGATTTATTTTGAATACTAATTCCAAAAGCATTCCTTAACAGGACAAAACCCTGTCTTAATTGGTCAAAATTGCTATTAGAAATCTGATTGTTTGCTCCAACGGTGTTGGTTGCCAGAAGCTGCCTAATAGTGATATCGCTAAGTTCGTTCATTTAACGGGCATATTTTGTTTATATATCCCATTTCGCGAACTTAGGGGTTAAAAATAGATCTCCTTTATTTCTTTAACCCATGCGGAGAACTTTTCCGGATAGAATTCCTGTATTTCTTTGACCTCTCTGGATGAAATATTATATTTCTCCTTAATGAATTGAATTACCCCCTCTGGAAATTCTTCCTTTTCCCTCTTGTCTCTTTTGATTGTGGAAGTAAAAATCCATTTCGGCGAATTTTTATAGATCCTTGAGATATTATCCCTCCACCAATCTATAGTTCTATCTGGTTGTATTTTAATATGATTAAACATTCCCGCTTGCAGGGGATATTCTATAGCCATGATCCTATTGATCATAAAGAAATTTCGAGATTTATCTCGATCTTTTATTTTGTCCCAGTTTTTGGAATGGAAAGATTTTATTATATCAAATGGACTCATAGCTTAAAATAAATCGAATGGATCAAATTGTTTAGGTGTAGAGTTAACATCGCCCCAGGGAGACGTGCTTATCATAGTCTTTTTATTCAACAGAGGAATTTTTGATTCACTGGTCTGATTATTAGAGAGAATACTCATTTTATAAACCAAATCCTCAGGAATTGCTTCTTGATTAAGCCAAACCAATTTTGCATTCTCATAATAGTTTTGTTTGGTTATTTCTCTCTTTTCCAGAGTGTCACTTTCTCCGATAGATCTTAAAATGAATCCGGAAACCCATTCTAGAAATTCGGCATCCTTCCAGACCTGTTCCAGATCTAAACCATTCCACTTGGATTGTTTAAATGCGGTCCATATTTTTTCTGCTCTGGAATCTGTTAACCTGGATATGGAACCCTTAGGATTAACAAATTCATAAACAGCTGGAACATCATCTTTTTTGTCTCCAACAAGTATCTTCTTGAATATAAACTCGAATGGATCAATTTCTTCAATTATACACATTCTGAGGAAAGAATCTAATTGCTGTCTCTCGTCTGTGCTAGTTGGAGTTACATCGAATATTGACATTTCCTTTTCTGTGACCCTAATCGAATCTATCCACCCCTTAGAACAGACGATCTTATTGTTCTTAGAGTTTGCATTCCATACTATGGTCCAGCTCTGATTATTATATCCAACCAATTGGTGCATATCCTTATCTCCTGTAAAGATCAATACATTTTGTTCTTTTTCCCTGAGTTTTTTATTCCAGTGCCATAATAGATCGTCTCCTTCCGCGCCCTGAACCCTAGAATAATGAAACCCATTTTTTTCTAGAAACCCCCCAAATTCCTCCATTAATTGAAAAAAAGATGTCCAATCCACACCTTCTTCTTTCACTCTACTCTCCTTGTATGAGCTCCTGGTGATCTTAAAATCTTTTCTCCATGATCTGGAATCCTTACAGAAAATAACTTGATCTACCCCAGGTATTAAGTTAAGTGAATAACAAAGATCCGTCATAATTTTTTTCATGAGCAGGGATCTGTCACCGGGAGAACTTAAAAAATCACCTGGATCTTTATCTCCATATCCAGCGATTACACCAAAAGTCTTATGAAATAGATAATTTCCGTCAACGCACACATTGATGCTTTTTTCCGCCATTAGAATTACTTTTTGTATAGTTATAGATATATACGCCCAATAATGTTTCTTATGAATGATTTTTATATTTACGCATATTTAGACCCAACAAAAATCGGGAATTTTTGCTATGATAATATGATTTTTGAGTATGAACCATTTTATATCGGAAGGGAAGAAAAAATAGTTGTAATAGAGGAGTGAAAGATAAAAAGAAATCACTTAAGATGTCTAAAATAAAATCACTCGCAGATAGAGGATTATATCACATAATTATGAAGCTGGATATCGGACTAGGAAACTGAATGTTATTAACTTTTAAAACACAACTTAATTTAAGTGATGAACAACAAACTATCGTTGACGCTATGTCTAATGATGGTAGAATGTTGTATAATCATTTTTTAGGTAAATTAAAAGAACAGTATGAAAAAGATAAAACATTTATTTCTTATTATAAACAACAAAAAGAATTAAAAGACTATAAATGTGAATATTTAACATTTGATGTTAAAAAAGAAATTTTAATTATAGAAAATTACTTTAATTATGGTTATTGTAAAATATTATTGATAATTTTTATTAAAATTTGGTATTCATTTTCAAGATATAAAAAGAGAACTTGGATTTAGCCCATCAAACATATGTAGATGTTGTAAAGAAGAAGTGAAGAGAATAGGAGGATTTTTATGGGAATACGAAGATTAAATTCGCTCAAGAATTTAAAAACTAAAAGTCCTCATTCTTTATCTGAAGATCAAAAATATTAAAATTCTCAAAATCCATGCGGTCTGCATTTATTCTTCTTTCAGTCGAATCTGCGTCTTTCCTGGCGTTAAGTCTTTCTCTTCTGATACTCTCGGAAGGATTGATATAGATGATGAAAGAATTTTCTACAACGTCCTTTGGAAGATTATAAACTCCTCCGGGAGTGATTACCATCACATCACTTTTTAAAAATTCTGCATGTGTTGTTCCATAATACCAACCATTGAATTTTTCTATCTCTATAAATTGCGATGAATTATTCAGAAAGAATGACTCGTCCTTAAAATGATAATCGACTCCATCTATTTCTCCATCCCTCATGGGTCTGGATGTACAAGAAACCGAGTGTCTAAATCCTTTTTTCTCTAATCTTTTTCTTAAATGATCTTTTCCTGCCCCACCAGGTCCGACTATAATTATTCTTTTACTCACGGTAACAATTTTTGAATTGAAAAAAATAGACCCAGGAGAGAAACCGCAGGATCAATTACCAAATTTCTTTCCGCCTGATACTTGGCGGTTAGGATTAGTATCTGCGGGATATACTGTGATAGATGTGGTTTAGTTTCTTTGATCCAAAGAATAAAATCATTGGCTAAAGAATTCATGACATCATCAACCTTACCTGAATATTGACCCACTATCAATTGGTAATTTTTAATAGGATCCTTCTCCTCCGTGAGCTTTATGAAAAGTTCTTCGAAGCTCCAAAAATTTTCCTGAACTTTCTTTTCTGAGATTTCGGTTATGCCCTCTATCATCCATCTTTGGATGGTATTTAAAGCTGACCTCATGTCAGGAAAATATTTTCCAGCAAAATCATTCAGTGCTTTCTCTGATATTTTAATATCCAACTTATCCAGAATCAATTTAATTCTTTTGACCCACTCTTCCTGTATTTCCTTCTCTTCCTCCTTGTTTATGGGATCAAAATCAAAAATTTCGAATCTGCTCTTGATTGGATCAGGAAGCTTGTTTAGATAATTGCACGTAGCGATGAATCTAGTGCCTTTAGCGAACTTTTCTATTGTGCCTCTTAGTGCTTTATAGAATTGATCCGAAGCTCCGTCAAACTCGTCTAAAACGACTATTTTGATGGCGTTCTTTCCATCCATGATGGAAACCGTTGAACAAAAGTCGGTGATTTTGGATCTCACTGTGTCTACTGAGCTTTCGTCTGATACATTAATAAAAAGGTGCGGATGATCCTTCATTAGGATCTTCGCCATTGATGATTTTCCACATCCCGGGGATCCCGCTAAAAGAACATTCTGTTGTAGTCCTTGCGAAAAAACGTTTCTGATCCTCTGAGGGAGAATCATGTGCTCGATCTTTTTTGGACGGAGCTTCTCGGTAAGTAGTTCTTGAACCATGATAATAGTTTAAAAATGAATGATTTCACTATTATATGGATGAATACGAGTTAAAATTCGACTGAATACTAAAAAATCAGAATCCAGTTTTGATTCCACAGGATTTGCATTGATCTCCTATCTCTCTTTTGATCAATTTACACCATCCTATTTTTGAGTCTGAAAATTCAAGATCTATTTCATCCTGCAAGTCTCTAGGTTTTTGTGATGCCTTTATGTATTTAAACTGAGGACATGATTTTATATGGTATATTCCGGTTAAAAAGTCGTATCTGATGTCTGTGTAGCAATATATGCCTTTGGGAATTTGCTTCTTTATTTTTCTAGGAACTTTCATTTTATCTGTCTATAATACAAAAAACTATAAACTAAATAATTAATTATAAAATTTATAATTTCTGTTCATTTGATTGATATGACACCAATCAAATCTTTCTGAAACAATTAATGTTTCAAATGGCGGATTATAATCACCCATAAATTGTTTGTAAATGTTTATTGCACCATTAATGTCTCGATTTAAGTCATTACCACAATCACAAATGTATTGTCTATCACTTAAATCTAAATCATGGTTAATACTACCACATTTACAACACGTTTTTGAAGTCCAAGCTTCATTAACTTTTATAACTTGATTACCTTTTAATTTATTTTTATATTCTAAAAGGTGTATAAAAGTTTGTAAATTCCAGTTGTTTTGCATTTGTCTATTCAAATGTCTAAAATTTGTTTTTATATTTCTTTTTAAATTAGATAATTCACCTATTAAAATTGTTTTGTTTTGTCCACTTAAATCTTTGGATACTTTTTGTAAAATTAAATTAGTTTGTGTTTTCTTTTTATTATATATTAAAGTTTTAAGAAAAATGTTGATTTTATAAAAATATTTTAAAAATAAATTTCAAATTATGGGAAATTACTTTAATTATGGTTATTATAAAATATTATTGATAATTTTTATTAAGCCCCACCTGTTGTTTCTTCCCCTGGTGCTGCTTCTTCAGGAGCCGGGGTTTCTTCTGCTGGAGCCTCTTCTGTTGGAGACTCCTCTGTTGTGGTTTCTGCCGATGGTGCTGCTTCTTCAGTTTCACTCCCCGCTGATTTAGCCGTTTCTACTGCCTCTTTTTCTTTCTCCAAATAAATATCATTCATTCTTCGGTCCTCGTTGTTTAGACCCAGATATTTGTCTATAAGGAAATCCTGGTTGAAGAATGGCACCTCCTCTTCGCCAACCTTTTCTTTTATCTCAGATGCAGCGGAGATAAAATCTATCGTTTTGATTAGCTGTTCTATTTCTCGTGATTCTCCAAATGTGTTGTCGCTTTCGAATTTTATACCCAGTTGACTTCGGAATATCGTATCCTCTTTTAAGTCCGGGAAGTCTAATACCATTTGTATCCAAAGTGGCTTGATTATGATCTCTTGGAATATTGATCTGATTCTGGTTATAAATTTACCATATCTTACTTCATCTCTTTCTGCTCCCTCAGCAGCTATCTTAAACATACCTGCTTGTCCACCACTTCTTGCAGCAAATCTGTTATATGGAATTTTTGAGTCCATTTTTAGCTTATTCGAAAAATATACTACAGCTTCCATTACATTAAGGTTTGGTCCCTGAGGATTAATGGTTTCGACCCTAGGGGATTCGCCTCCCATTTGAGGGAATAAATAGTTCTTATAAAACTGGAGATTTGGCCATCCATTGATAGTTAAATTTCCTGACGTTGTATCTAATTTTATATCTTCTTTATACAATGACATTAGTTCTCCTAATGTTTCTTTGGCTTTTTGTGGAGATTTACTTCCTACAGGTATTGTCATTTTTATTCTATATTGAGAATTCATGACATTCCAGATTATTCTGGTGTGTTCCATAATTCTAAGTAGATTATATGATCTCACGAGTCTTTCGCAGTAAGAGGTTCTTGTTACCTGACTTCCCTTGGCGTAAGAGATATAAATAATCTGTCCATCATACAGTTTTCTTTGTCGAATCGAATCCCCATAATATTGATACCAAATTTGTACGTGAGTGCCATCTGGTTGTTTTTCAACTGATGGAGACAACGAGAGAGCGTCCAATTCTTTAAAGCCCACTATTTTTTTACCGTCCGAAGAGTATACTATTTCGAATGCTATGAATCCATCTACGAGAAGTTGTCTAAAATATTGCCACCCAGTCAGGGCATTGACCATTCCATGTAAGACATATATTTTCCTGAAATTTTCCCTTATCGCTTGTATAACCTCTGGCTTGAGATCGAGATTTAGAAGAGATGGCTGACAAAAGAAATTCTTTTTATCGTATACAATCCCATCATCACATATAGTATCTAAAATATATTCTATTTCAGGGTTCATCGCAAAATTTCTAAGAAATTCTATCTTAAAAGGTACTTCCTTATCGAAACTTGCGATATATTTTCTGTTTGATGTGTCTTGTGCCGCTATTGAATAGATAAAATCCTCGTCCTCTTGAGCGAATCCAAATCTTTCTCTCATTGAATATTCGGCTGCCCCCATTGCCTGTGAGTTTTTAACTACCAGGTCCTTATATTCCATTCCAAAGTTTCCTATTTTTCTAGCAGTTTCTGCTATTCTAGAAAAAACCCCAGAATTGGACTGTGCACCAAAATTATCTAAAAATCCTGCCATCTTTTATAACTTAAATTCTTCTCCTTTTTCGCTTTCTTCTTCCCCTCCCTCAACTTTCTTTTTCTCCTCTGCTCTCTTTTTATATTCTTCGTTCGCTATTCTATCTTGGTCATTCATTCCCCAATAGCGATCCAGAACATATTTCATACTAAAGTAGTTGGTTCCGTCTGATTTTTTGAGTCCTGCAATCTTAATCACCTGATCTTTTCTAGCAGTTAAAAGCTCTACCTCTTTCTGTTTGGTAAACTGGTTTTCTTTTACGTAATCTAGTCCAAACTCACTCTTTAAAAGATAGTCTTTTTTCATATCTGGATGATCCAAGCAAAATTGAATCCATAAAGGCTTAATCAATATGTCTTGGAAGATAGACCTTAGTCTGTCTATGAATTTACCAAATCTTATTTCTTCTTGATCTAGACCATCCGCACCTGAACTGAATGTTCCCATTGTGTTCTGATCGTTCTGATTGAACCTGGAGAATGGAATCTTAGAGTCTAGTTTTAGTTTATCTGAAAAATATTGAAGAGCCTTAGTATCCGTAAATGCCGCAGCATCCCCGGATCCACCTAATGGTTGAATATCTGGTGTCCCATTTTGACTGGATGGCATAAGATAATTTTTAAAAAATTGTATATTTGGCCTTCCGTTAACAAATAGTTCACCAGAGTCTGAATCCAACCTAATGTCTTCTTTATAGATTGACATAAGTTCTCCCAGAGTCTGTTTTGCCTTTTGCGGTGACTTTGTACCTATCGGGACCGTCATCGTCATCCTATATGAAGAGTTCATGACATTCCATATAACCCTAGTGTGCTCCATTATTCTGAGAAGATTAAAAGATCTGATTAATCTTTCAATGTAGCTTATTCTGAGCGAAGTACCACTACCCTTTGCATAACTTATGTAAATAATTTGAGAATCGTATAGTTTTCTGTTGAGATTTGGATTATCGGGAAATTGAATCCATGTCTCAATATAAGACCCATCCTCTTGACGCTCGGTGCTTTGTACTAATGTTGATGGGTCCAATTCCTTGAACCCTATGATTTTTTCCCCTTTTGAGTCAAAAATTATTTCAAATGCTAAAATTCCTTCAATCAAGAATTTTCTAAAAAGGTGCCATGCAAATATATCCTGGTTAAATCCAAAGAGATTATAGACCTCCTTATATCTGTCATTTATTTTCTGAACTACGTTGTCTTTTAAATCTGGGTGCTGCATAAAAGAAAAATACGCCCAGAAATTCTTTTCATCATAAACTATAGATTCATCGCAGATGGTATCTAAAATAAACTCTATCTCGGGGTTTGTTGAAAATCCCTGGCAATAAGTCCTTTTGGATTTGAAGTCCTTGTCGAAATATGCAATATACTGCTTGGATGTTGAATCAGATTTTCTTAATGTGTAAAGGAAACTTTCATCTGTTATTCCGCCATTCTTTAGAAATTGAGCTTCAGTCACGCCAACTGCCTGTGAATTTTTAACTACTAAATCCCCATAAGCCATCCCAAAAGACCCTATCTTTTTGACGCTATTCATGATGGAATTTATAAAGTTCCCTCTTTGATCTGTAAATCCCGCCATATTTAGATTCTATACATTTTTTTATATATCTCATCTAGAGAAGACCCTACTATAGACCTTGTGTTAAGATAGACCATTTTATGCCACTTCTGATAAGGAATCTCGTGTACGTTCTTCATTTTTTCAAGAGAATATTTAGAGAATGCTCCCTTGTAATTAATACCATGCATAAGTGAATCTAGGGAAGAGTAATCCAGTCTTAACTGTTCCTGAGATTTTTCCCCCACATTCTCTTTTTCAATATTTCTTTCTATTATAGAGCTGAAAGATGAAAATATTCGCTTAAAGAAATTTAATCTTTCTAGAGGAGGCAAAAGAATGACATCTAATCCCTCTATTGTGGGTCTAGAATTGTCCTTGTCTCTCCCAAGGAAAAAAACTAAGGGTCTTCTATTGACGAACTTACCTTTTTCTGGTGAGGTGTCATAATAAAATGTATACAGCTTTCCTATCAAAAATAGGCTAGGATCGAATTGAGAAGGACCAGCATAATTTTTTCCATATTCGAAGAATGAATCCTCCGCCATACCGGCAGGTGATTTCATTTCTATCTGATACCTTTCAAATCCTTCAGTGAAACTAATCATCCAAATAAGAAATTTTCATCGACCGCACCAAATTTATATCCTATGGATTCTGCATATCTTTTAGCGGCTTCCATTTTAGCTCTGTTGGTGATCCAGACTTTCATTCTTTCATTGTAAGCACGAACCTTCTTCTCCGTAAGTGGTCCTTTTATTTCCTCTGGCTTTTTATCCAAAGCATATTGTCCCTCGGGCTTGATTTCTATAAACCAGTCCTCCTGAATTTCCTCCTTCTGTACTTTTATGTAAAAATCTATATGATATTCATGCTCCTTTTTATCGATTGGACTCCAATACTTAACAGATGCTGGTTCGGAGCTCCATTTCAAAATTTCTTTCTTTAGATCACAATATTGACAGAATTTTCTTTCCCATGAAGATCTATAGATGATATTGTTAATATCCCCAATATACTTTTCTGGGTTGATTGGAATATATTTACCTGATTTCCAATCGCCTGATGGCTTGAGCTTCTTGATATCCATTATACATTCATATTAGAATCTTCTTCTCCCATTATTCTTGAGAATGGAACTGCTTTGATGGACCTAGTGGAATGAATTTTTTTCCATCCTTTTTGCATTCCATTTTTTGCTATTTGTGATATGAACGCAAATGAATTATCTGAAACCTCTGGATTATACCGGTTCCAGTATTTAAGAAGGTCCTCCATTCCAAATGAAATGCAATCCTCTCTGTCTTCTGGATATTTATAGGATCTTGTCTTAGCCATCCCGTCTACTATTAACATAAACATTTTTATGGCCTCTTGGGTTAGTTCCCCCTTTTCTTTACTTTCTTTTAGAGCTCTTTTGAGATCTTTGTTTTTTACATACTGCATTAAGTGATTGGGAATTATTTTTGGGATCCTTGCCCCATTCTTTTAGATTTTCCCTAATAAACATCTAATCTTTTTACCACTAAATCTATAGAAGTTTCCAAATTTCCTGAAAAATCTAAGCTATTAAATAAAATAAATCACACAAAAGACAAATCCGCTTCCGAGATTGACTCAGAAGCGGATGTTATATTACTTTGATAGTCCTAATTACTTACTCTTTTTCTTTCCCGGTGCTGATGATAGTCCTGCTCTTTTCAGATCCTCTACGAATTTCTTACCATTCTTTCTTGAGTTACCCTGTGCTCCCGCAAGATTAGCATTCTTATGATTTTCTGAAAACTTCTTTCCTTCTTTGGCAGCTTTAGGAGCTGGGGCTTTTTCGATAGCTTTATTTTTTTGGCTTTCTGAAAGAGTTAAATTATGATCTTTAAGATCCTCTATAAATTTAGCTGCTGATTTGATGCTAGCTTCTGGAGCTTTAGCTAGATCATGATTTTTCAGATTCTGGATGAATTTTCCACCCATTTTCTTTCCAGTTTTATCCGGAGCCTGAGACATATTTTGTTTTCCAGCGCCTTTAGTTTCTTTGGCCTTTCCCGATTTCTTAACCTTAGTCACGTCTGCAAGATCATGATTCTTTTCGTTTTCAGCAAATCTAGGGGATCCTGTAGCATTACCCCCTGGCGCCTTAGCCATCAATTTTTTAGATTTTTTCTCTGTTTGAGAATCTTTTTTGGCCTTAAGCTCTCTTCCTGTTGGCGCTACAGCCATAGGAGTAAGTCCTTCTGATGTTTCCCCTACCTCCCCTTCTAGTTCGGTATTGGAAATCTCATCGATTGTATTTTCAACGTCACCAAAGAAGTATTCTCCTGTTGTTCCGTTTTCCATCATAACCGTATAGGTTCTGGAATTTCCATCAACCCCTATGATTTTACCTTTTGATCCGTTTTTTATAACTCGAACCTCAGTTTCGATTGGATATCCTATGTTTTCGTTTACATCTTCAGAGATTTCACTCTTCGATGATTCGAATTTTTTGATTTCAAAATTAACCTGGTTCCATCTTTCTTTCAAAACGCTGATTTCGCTTTCAATTGATTCTCTAAGAGCAACCAATTCGGCAGATCCTTTTAATATAGGATTACTTTGAATTGCAGAATCTATCTTTTTAGTTTCCTCCACCAAAATTTCTATATTTCTCGAGATCTGTGTTCTGTCATTATACATTACGCTTCTAATAGCATCTTCTCTATCCAAAAATTCAGTGAGAGATTCTGAAATGTCAAATTTGATAAACTCCTTAATGATATTGGATGCTTGAGTTGCATTTCCTTCGTATACCTTATTAAGCTTCATTGAAGGATTGAAGGTTTGGACGTATATCTTTCCATTGACTTTAAATATATTAGCTTCAACATTTTCGTATATTTTAGAAACGATTTTCTTTCCGAAGTCGATGTCCATTAATTCGTCTGCAATCTTAGAAATTCCATTGACTTTACTAATGACCTGATTTGATCCTTCAAAGATAGTATGAAGGGTCATGCTGAGAGATCTAGGAAGGTCCTCTTCTTTAATTGAATTTCCGTTGAATAAAACTTTTTTATTTTCTCCTTCAAAAACAAAGTCAACCTTATTTTTCCCTGTGAAGCAAGTAACTCTGTTATCAGAAATCCTTACCATAGGATCATTAATCAGTTTAACTTTGTTTATAAAATCAGCTGGTAGAAGAGCAACCTCTGATTCGGATAAAACCCCTAACTCATTCTCGGATACGTAGAAGAATTTTCCAGATGTAAAGAAAATACTTCTAGATTCTTCGATTAGAAGAGGAGAATAGATATTCACAATCTCTGACTGTGAATTATCTGATTTTATTACAAAAGTATTTTTTGATCTCGCCTCATGTTCTCCTAGAAAGTTAACAAGATTTCTAACGATTGGGTTAAATCCCCATTTTCTAAGCCCTGATGCTAAAACCGAGGAGTCTCTATTTTCAGCAATCAACCATTTTGACATAGAATCAGTAGCATCGCTAAATAATTCTCTACCCGGTGCATTTTTAATTGTTTCATATGCCTTAACAACCTCAACTTCCCTTCTTCTATGTTCGTAAACTTTCTGAAGATTATTGAGAGCGGATTTAACTGAATTTTCCCACTCAAATTCCTTAAGCTCGTTCAAAAGACCCTCTATCAAGAAAGCTTCTGATACGTTTCTAATCAAAAGGAGGTTTTCAAACTTCTCTAATATTGCTCTAGCTGAAGGTATCCCGCTTAATGATGAGTTTTTTAATGCTTGAACAGTTTTTAGTACGCCAAAAGAGTAGATTTTTTTATTGTTTTTCAATTCCGTAGGCTCAGTTTTTATCGATTCATTGATTTTCTTGTCTTCAATAAAAGACCCACCATTTACGGGTTTGGTGCTATTAACACCTGACCATTGTTGAGCAATTCTAGCAGCAGCTACTTTAGATGCCTCCAACTGAATCTGTGAAATGTTGTTCGAAAAGTTTTGTTCCATTTTTTCGGCTTTTTTAATATATATCCATGATCAGCAAAGATTTTCCCTTTGTTCTATCCCACATAAGAAATAATTCAGTGGGCCTTTTTAAATTGTCTCTACACTCTCGCTTTAGCAGCAATTTCTTTTCCCCCAATTTCATTCTACGAAACCAAATAATCGCTATTTGTTGATGCTATTGTATTTGGTGGATTGGATCCCAATATTACTTGTATATTTATTCTTACTGCGTGAGGATTATATAGAGTCATACCACCTTGATCAAAATATGGAGATGCTATGTCAGTTCCGTTTGGAGAAAGATCCCATCCCCTTCCTGGTGCATCAACCGCGGGATTTCCAGTGAGAATCATAATATCTCCAATCGGAAGCACTTTTCCCTGATGTGTAAAATTTATGTACCTTAGTGACTGATCTAGAGATGAGGGATATGTAACCTTTATTATGATTAACTTAACCTCGCCGTTCATATCAATGTCCTCAGGGTTTAATAACAGGGAAAGACCTGGTTCTAGACAAGTGCTAAAAGATGAAAAATCGTCCAATGCAATCCCAAGATCGCAGAGGCTAAATGTAGATTTTACTGTGGTTTCCTCAAGCATTTTAATCTCACATCGATCCATAACAATTCCTTGGAATGTGTTATAAGATCCGGATGAACATACTAAAGGTGGAGTTGCCATTAATTAAAAATCATTATTTCAACCTGCACATCAACGGGGTTCGGGTTACTTAAAAGAAAACCCCCGAAAGGAATTTCCGGTGAAGTTGGAGTAGGCTGTATAGTTGGATAAAATGAAGGACTAGGATTGTTTGTTGAGTATTGAGTCATGTCCCATCCATTGTAGAGTGCTCTCCCAGAAAGAACCATTAATGTTTCTATAGGACCGATCCATCCCTTATATTCAAATGTGATGTATCTGTCGGCTCCTCTTAATGATATCGGATACTTAACCTTAAATATTAGCATCTGAACCTGCCCGCTACTTCCAACAATCTCTGGGGCTGTAATAATTTTATTCCCGTTTCCTGAAAGTACTATCGATTTTTTAATAAATCCCCCACATCCGTCAAATCCCGAGAAAGCATCTGCTTTATTTAGACTTAAGTCGCATAGACTAATAGACGCTGCTGTATTGGATCCTTCACTGATAGTCAGATCGCATCCCTGAAATGACAATATTCTTTGTTTGGTCGGGGAGCATTCCAAGTATTTAATATATCTTGGATCCGTATTGTTAATTTTTCCTATCATTTTTAGAATATACACTGGCATCTGTAATCTGCCTATCTATATATTCATAATCCTTATAAGTCTTATCTGATCCTGGTTGGATCCCTAAATACCTCAGGTTCCTTATCTTGAGACTTGTATCCTGAAAATCCTCTGGGGCTTTCTGCTGATGCCGTTACGGTCAAATTCGCAGAATCGAGGGGTTCAGACTGAACCGTCGGAGAGTCTATAATTTCTTCATTCTCTTGTAAGTCGATGCCTTCTATAGGAATTGGTCCTGATTTTACTTCGGTCGCTTCTTCCATTACTACATCAATTCCTTCATTCTCTACAGATTCTTCGGTTATTTCTTTGTCCTCTTCATTCTCTACTGATTTCTCAGTTATTTCTATAATTTCCTCTATAACTGATTCTTTAGTGATCTCGTCATTATTCATTTCATGATCGTTAATCTTTTTCATATTCTCATTTTTTCCTCCATATACCTGAGAAAAAGCAAAATTAGCGGCTATAACCAATGCAATTGCGAGGGGATCGAATACAAGCATCAAAGCAATAATATACCAGTTCACTACTGTGCTCAGAGACTTTCCAGTTATTTCTGAAATATATTTGATTGGTCCTATCTCCTGCGCTATATCCTTATTAGAGTTTATTTTCATTATCTCCATATCTTTGGTCGCTATTTGTCTATTTTTAGATGATAGGGAATCATTAAGTATTCTAAGCTCAGTATCTATGGATTTTATATTAGACTCTACTCCAGCTATCTGTGTATTGATGGATTTTGTAGATTTATTGGTGTTGATCAAATTGTCCTGAGCACCCTGTTGTTTAGTTCTAATCTCAGATAATGATGAAATCCTCTTTGTCTTATCCTCGATCTGCTTATTAATACTTTCAATTTCCGTAGAAAGCATTTTTTTATCCCCTTCGATTAATTCTATAATTTGCCTTCCATTTTCCAGCTTAAATGCAGTCTCTTGATATGCCGAAGATAAAAATCCATAAATACCAGCTGATGTTATTACAATTAGAATAAAAACCGCTATCATAAAATATATCCTTAATAGTCTATTGATATGCTCCCAGTATTGGTGTAGAAGTGAAGCTATGATTATTTTAGCAAATTCTAGGCTCCCAGCCATAATCATAACCTGAAAAGAAGCGCCGGCAAACATCTTCCCTATTCCATAGACAGAATAAAAAGCTGCGGACCCGGAAACTAAAAAAGCTGATAATGCAATTAAATATGGAAAAAACTTTTGTCTCATATTTTCTTTCTTTTTCCTGTATATATCCCCAAATAAAAAGGCCCAATAAAGGGCCTTTTAAAAAATGATATTTTTGTTGGATTATACTATTTCTAGTCCTTGCTGAGCTGCAGTTAATTCAGATTCCAATTGTTTAAGTTCTTTATTATCAGGAGCTAGAGAGTAAAGCCCCTCTTCAATATTTTTTAAAATTCTGATAAATTGATCTGCTTCGCTTGACCCCTTACCTTTATGTGTGTTGAGAAAGAAGTGTGATGCTTCAATTTCCAGATTTTTTAGGTATATTACACCATTCTTGATCCCTTCTTTTTCTATCTCTATAATTCTTTTGTTGATCTCGACAACACCAAGAGCTTGCTTACCAACCCATTCGACCTCATTCTTGAAGAATTTGGTATATATTGAGAAATCATCCTTACTCATTTTAATTGCATAAAGCTTTAATGCTACCTCCTTCTTTTTTCCTTCTAATTTAGTCGTAAGATCCTTGATTTTTTTCTCGTCTATCTTAGGAGCTGCTTGCTCCATAGAAATTACTTTAGCTTCTGTTTCCATTTTTATATCTTTATAATTTTTAGATTGATACTCTCAGATAGTTTCCAAATCCATGTGGTTAGTCCTAAAATTTTCGAGTAAATTCAAAAAGATTTTTAGGTATTCTTTGAGTTCATAGTCATAAACAATAAATGTTTGGATCTGGTCTGAGTTTTCGTTTGATATTCTTATTCTCCCCATCGCGGGGATCTCCTGATATTTTTCCGCGCACATGAACATATATGCAGCTATTTGAAGTTTATATCCAAGTATATCATTCTCTTCTTTTTCGCTGGTGGATGATTTAAAATCATCAACAATCAATCTCCCCTCGAGATCCCTAAAAACGAAATCAGAAGCACCTGCCCATCCTCCTTTGAACCCGGTCCAAAGAAAAACCTCATTATCGACTATTTCATAAATGGACTCCCAGAATCTGTTGTGATAGAAGTTCCAAAAAAGATTGCGAGCCTTGTTGACTATCTTTAGTCTTGCTGTGTCTGAATTATTAGCCTCCTCTATTGCGTATTCTTGAGCAGTTTTAAGAGCTTTTTCAACATCTCTTGATTTATCCCATTCAAGAAGGAATAATTCAAGCATACGGTGCATAATAGTACCTCTTTCGGCTGCATTTGCCAGTATACTATTCCATTTTTCCTCCCCGAATTCTTCTCTCAGCTTCGTATACTTATCATTCTCAAGTAATTTAAGAACTGTAGTGACTGATGGAAAAATTAATTCTTCTCCGTTTTGCTGAACTACATAGGCCCTTCCCCATGGATATTCTCTTCTTTCTATGTTAGACATTAAACCTTGATGAAGTCTATAAGGACCATAAGAAGATCATATACCTTATGTAATCCGAGTGAAAATAGGGAAAACTTTTTCTCTAGCCACCAAACTAAAAATATAAGTCCTATTCTGGATAGGGCCCACGATAATGATAGCTTCTGAAAAACTGGATAGTATATTACAAGATATGACTCTCCCCCTTCTAACGGCTTAAATCCCGGCATAATTATTTCATGAAGATTTAGACCAGTTAAATACTCATTGATTTGTCTGGTTTCTTCAAGAACATAAGCCGGCCGAATTTCTTCTGGTGTGTCGGGGGAAAGAGTTACTTCTGGTGGTAAATTAACCACTGTGTATATCCTTCCTAGCCAATCGTATCTAAGATTAAATTTCTGCCACATAAGAGTTTTACTCTCGGTCTTGATTGTTTTCCTGAGAAATATGTAATTATTGATGTCTCTAATTACCATGAAAAAAGGTATTTTCATATGAAAAATAATTTAATCTGTAAAATATAGTTTTGCTCCAGGAAACATTTCTCTAACTTTCAACCTTGCCCTTCTGATCCGAGTAGCAACTGCTCTTTTTTTCATGTTGTGCTTTTCCGCTATTTCCTGGTATTTCATTTTATTGATTTCCCTATCTATTAGAATCCCCTTGTAGATTTCTGGAAGATCTTTCATTTTATATACAACGTTATCGTAAAGAGAATCCAATTCACCATATCTACTTGAGAGACACCAATCTGGCTCGGTATAGCATTCATTTGATGGTGATGATATAAAATTCTCGTCGGAATCGTTCGATTTGGACGACTCCATTATCAGAGGCATATATCTGCTCTTAGTTTTCTTAATTAATAGAGATTCGTTTCTGGCTATATTGTATGCCCATGTGGAGAAATTCCCTCTTAATGGATCATATTGGTACATTTTAGTCCATATTTTGACCATAGTATTAGAGAATGCATCCTCTGATGTTTCTTCATCGATTAAAATAGATCTACAGTGATTTAGTAGACCTGGCTTTAATCTTTTGTATAAATCTATAAAGTCTTTTTCATCCGAGGATTTTAGAAATGCTTCTGCTAGTTCTTGAATATTTTTGATCATTACTTTGTTTTATTTAAAATTATTTGTACTATCTCTATCCCAGCCATCCGGAATAGATCAAAGGCATCAGTGTTTCTATACATCTCGTTAAAAACTATTCTTCTGATACCCGCCTGTATAATTAGCTTTGCACATCCTAAGCAGGGAGAGAGTGTAACATACAGAGTTGATCCCTCCGAACTTATAGTGCTTTTAGCCAATTTAGTTATGGCGTTAGCCTCTGCGTGAAGAACAATCGGTAATGTACCCCCATTCTCGTCCTCACAGCAGTTGGAAAATCCAGACGGAGTGCCATTATATCCATCTGAGATTATAACCCGATTTTTAACAATAAGACATCCGACCTGATTTCTATTACAATGAGAATTTTCCGCCCAGATCTGAGCCATTCTCAAATATACCGAATCTATCTTAAATTGTTTTGGGTCTGGGTTATTATCAGGATTGTGGATCTGAAGCATCGTCTTTAACCTCAACTACTTCTGTTCTGAATCTTTCCACCAACTGGTATACTTCCCCTAGCCTGAATGTCCCTAGAAGAACAATAACGGAGTTTATCTCATCCTCCGTCAATACTGATTTTTCCGGATCGTTCAAAACGTCCAGAGCCTTTTTGTAGCCTCCGTAGGAATTCAAAAATTCCAAAACCTCAGCTTTTAGTTCCTGCGTAATCTTAAAATTTGCCATAATTCTTATTTTTCGTAAATATAATAAAATTTTTCAATATATCCCTAATTTCTAATCGAATTTATTTCCAGATCCCATTACGATTAGTGGACCATTTAAAGTTTCTCTTATTTCCTGCATTACAGAAAGAATTGCATTAAGAGTATCTTTTCCACTATCAACATCAGACCCTTTATTTCCTTCAGTATTCGGGCTCTCTATTGATTTTACAGTAGATTCTGATTTTGTTTCAGACTCTGATGATGAAATCTCGCCGCCGATTTCAGAAGACCCAGATTCTTCACCTTTAGGGGTAGATGCAGATGTAGATTGTTCTCCGCTTTGTTTTGTCTGTGGTTGTGGTATTTCCTTGGACATTTTTAAGGGTGAGCTTTCTACTTTAGGAGCAATCCCTGTTTTTTCTGATATTTGGGTCATCATAGATGACTTTTGCTCTTTTATAGATTCAATAGAAATCGGAGATGCTTTGCTTATTGCGCCGGGTGTTGTTTCTTTAGAACCTGTAGGTGCGGTTCCTGTGCTAGTTACTCCTGCTTCTCCTGGTTCACTAAAGCCCAATAAATTACCAAGACCTAGCTGCTCTAATAAGCTTTTTGGTGTTGACACCAATTCTCCTGCCTCTGTTGCTGGAGTCTCTGCTCCACCAGCCTGCTCAATTGATTTTGGAGCCTCTGCTCCACCAACCTGCTCAATTGATTTTGGAGCCTCTGCTCCACCAACCTGCTCAATTGATTTTGGAGCCTCTGCTCCACCAACCTGCTCAATTGATTTTGGAGCCTCTGCTACTGTGGGTTTTGTCGCTTCAGCGGGACTTTTTGCGGCTTCTGTTGGAGTGATTATCACTGTTTTTTCCACCACGGGCTTGCTTTCAACAACCCCTGTTTTTGGCGATTCCTTAGGAGCCTTAACCTCGGTCTCTTTTGATCCGACTCCTTCTATGGGAAGAGATTCTGTCTTGATTTCAGGAGCAGCCGGAGCTGGCGGTGCAGTTTCAGTTTTTATCGCTGTCATTGGCGTCGTTACAACCAATGGGGGTTTTTCCGTCCCAGTCTCTGGTGCTTTTACTGTCTCCGTTATTTTAGATTCAGTCTTTACTGATTCAAGAGTTTTGGTCTCGGTTTTTTCTGTGAGAGTCTCTTTGGAGATTTCCTTGGATTCTTTCTCGGATTTAACCGTTTCTTTTACACCTTCAACGGATCTGGAAGAAACCTCGGATAATGATTTTTCTAAATTTTTTTCCGCTTCCTCAAAGGCCGGGTTTTTTATTCCCATCTCCTTTAGAATTACACCAATACTATTGAGAAGTATATTGTGCTTATCTAGGGTTTCTTTTAGAGCTTTTTGGTCCATCCCTGCGCCTCCTCCCTCTTTAACAAGATCGTCTGTCTGCCTATAGAAAGACATTAGATCTGCTAGGGATTGCCCAGTGGCTGTTTGAACCTTTTCGTTTATTGTATCATAAGCATCTTCAAATTGAATATCATTGATGCTGACATATTTTGATACTATCTCGGAAATAGGACGAGTTGTTAAATCATTAACCTTGTTGGTAATCTTTGCTGCAGTGCTTGCCGCTTTTTCTTTGATCTCTACTTCTTCTATAGATTCTCCTTTTTCTAATCTTTCTTTAAATTTTGGGAGATTTTTGGTAATCACAGGAGAGAAAAAATCATACGCCTCTTTTTTGGTGTCTCTTTCGGGATCAATTTCTTTTTCCCTAATCACTACCTCTTCGAACAACAGATTCCGTACTTCCTTGAAAGTATCCTCTACTGATTTGATGTTTGATATCACATTTCCAACAGGGGCAGTACCGCCGGATTTTTGGAAAACATCCATTGTTTTTTTATACTCCGAAACGTCTTTACCAGTAAAAACTCTGCCTTTGTTTTCTTCAGCCAATGTAAAATGATTTTAGATTATATACCCAGGAAGTTACCTTTTGTTTGAAAAAGAGAAGATCTCAGATAGATCTCCATTATTACGATTCTTATTGATTTCCTCTATTTTGGAATTCAGCCTTTCTATGAGATCATAGAATTCAAAATAAGGCATTTTCTCAAAAATATCAGGTGACAACTTGAATTCCTCCCAGAGCCTGAATCTAAGCTCATAGTAATTGTCTAAGGATATCTGAAATAATAAAAAAGGATCGAAATCCCCCGCGAAAGGTCAAGGGGGCGGTGACCTCTCCACCGCATTTTTCACAGGCAAATCTAATATCAGCCTTTGTAGAAAATTTAACCAATTTAGATACCTGGTCAGCAATTGAAAATTGTGTTACGTCCCATTCCCTAGAAGCCCTCTCGTAGCTATCATAAGTGGATTCATCTAGATCTCTCCAGTTTGGTATAATATAGGGCGCAACCTCGACAAAACTTTCGTCATATTTTTTATTTCTCTCTTTTTTAGAAGCAATTATTTTTCTGATAAGAGTGGTTACACCAACGCTAGGTATAAATAATTCTAGTCCCTCTCCCCCATTTTTTGGTACGAGATCAAAGCACATTTTTTCAAGGTTGAACTTTGATTTAATCTCCGATGTGAGTTTAAAACTGTCGAGCAGCGGGGACTTTAGCTCGATGGAGTCTGGTATATTACAATCTTCTCCTTTGCAATTTTTTTGAGCTGTTAGGAAAATTCTATTTTCACCTTTAGGAAAAGTATAATCCCTGATCGCCATTATCAGATAAAATCTATCCTCATAATGGATATCATAGTGATTCAATGGTCCACCATTCCATCTTACTCTGCAGCATTTTCCAAGAATATGGTTTAATTTATCATCCATGTCTATTCGATCATTCTCATCTATGGTCGAATAGTATTTTATTTCCGAGACTTCGGCAGGCCTAATAGCTATCTCCATTCCATCTGGATATCCAAAACCTTCTGATGGCAAATTGGGCAATGGAATATTTTTCCAGTATTCTTCCAATCCCAGAGGAGTTTTAGCTACAAAAGAAGCTTTACCTAAACTTTTTGGTGCTGGATTCTGAATCTGCGTATCAATCTGTGGTGTCTGCTCTATTTGAGCATCTTTTATCCAGTCCGGAATTTTAGCATTAGAAACATCGGGATCCTCATCATATTTTAATCCATGGGAGAATTCCTTTCTCCTCAATTCTTGCATTAACTCGTCGTCTATATTATCCATGAATCCTTTTTAGATTATACTAAAGTAGCTGATTTTGTTCCGGCTTTTTCTCACGAGACAAAAGCCAATAAGCTCCAAAGCACAGAGCCGAAAGGCAGTAAAAAATCACAACAGTATGCCAATATGATCCCGTCCATTTCATTATAGTTGCGAAAAGGATGTCGAATCCGAAGGGACAGAAGAAGGTCCCCAGAACCAAAAAGAGGCTTGCTATTTTTCGTTTGATGCTCTTCACTATCGGGGCACATGTATATAAAATTTAAAATCCCCTGCGATTCATAAGGAAAAGCAGGGGATAATCCTTTGTTGAGAATCCTCTTATATATCCTAGTTGAACACGTCTTCGAAATAATCTGCTCTGAATGACATCCTAATCTTATAAGCTTGAGTTCCATTTGTATAATCGAGGTCTAATGGTTTAATAGCCTCAACGGGGAAGCAATTTAGAAGCTTTATTCTTCTGAATACATCGCCCTGCTTATTAAATATAGAAATGAGCATATAAGTTTGGTTAGCATATACGGATTTGATACCCATAGCACCGGTTAAAGGGTTGTAGACTAAATCTGACCATTGTCTTAGAGTATTAAAGACATAGTTGGAGTTGTTATCATCCAGGTTAGTCTCAAATTCGATGGCTACTTTAATTCCAGTATCCTCGACAGCAGAAGCTGCATATCTTCTTCTGGAGAATTTGTATCTCTGCTCAAGAACCCCTGGGTTTTTATCCGCTGCTAATCCGAATACTGATAAAACATTTTCAACTAATAATGTTTTACCCATGTTTCCTATTGGGTTAGAAACTGCCGGAGGTGGCTGAATAATTATTTCAAACTGGTTAAGAAATACCGGTTCGTATACGTTAACTGCCGCCTTTGAATTTGTAAAATGTGGTAATCCTGCCATTTTCTAATTTTTATATGAATACGTCATCGAAATGATCAACTGCCCAGGTCAATGATATCTCATAGATATTTGTTCCCGTATAATTGAGTGACATTTCTGTTATTGCCGTCATTGGAAAGCAGTCCTTGCATGTTATTCTTCTAAAGACATCTCCAGCCTTGTTGAACACGTTAATAACTATGGTTCCAGTGTAGTCCCTTTTCAATCCCATAGCTCCTGTTAGTGGGTTATAGATCAGATCAGACCATTGTCTCATCGTTTTAAAGACATACATTGAATTGTTATCGTCCAAGTTAACTTCAAAAGACATCTCCAAGTCAAATCCAGTTTTGGTCGGTGCTGCACCAGCGTAATATCTCTTAGCGAATTTAAACTGCTGAGATATCTCACCGGGGTTTTGATCTACACCAAGTCCAGATATTTTCTTAACCTGCTCCAAAAGGATATTCCCGTTTCCAGGAATACCATTTATAGGAACTACTGCAGTTGGAGGAGAAATTGTCACCTCGAACTGGTTAAGAAATACCGGTTCAAATTTATTAACGGAAGCTTTAGAGCTAGTAAAATGTGGTAGTCCTGCCATTCCTTTTTATTT